AGGTAGTACTGTTAAACTCAAAAGTATAGTCTAGCGGAGGCATTTCGTCCATAGCGTCAACTATGTCCTTTATAAGTTCGTCAGCCTGAGACTGAGGTATAGACCTAACCTCACTCATAGGTATATCTAGAAATATGTTTAGCATCTTATGACCTACGAAGTCCTTATCCTCATCGTCAGCTATCATTGTATATTTTTGATACTGCTCTAGAGTGATTCCAGCTCCGTTAAGTGGGATTTGTGCTATCATTAAACTACGTTTAGATTGTTTATAAGTGTAAAGGCGTGTCCAGACTCATCAGAGCCACAGTCATCGTTAGCTACGATAGTCACTTTAGCTCCAGTGAAGTCCCCCATAGAAGCACCAGTAGTCACATCTACGTTTGTTACTTCCGCATATCTTAAGCCTATCTTAGCCTTTTGAGTTTCTCCAGCATAGTGTCCAGTACCCATAAGATATACTATATCACCTCCAGGATAGTTCTGGCTTCTAGGCTCTACACCAACAACAAAACGCCCCTTAGACAGGCTAGTAATGGTGTTAAATAGTTGATACTCCAGACCTTTCAGCTCTATGTTTAACGTCTTTTGCTCATAGGTAGTGCCGTTCTCTCTAGAGCTTATTATCTCAGTCTCATATAGATTATTACCCTTTAACTCAAATTTAAACGCAGTTAGTGACCCAGATATGTTAGAGCCATTAGAGTTTCTAGGAGTCAGAGGCTGGTCTCCTTGATTAAGACCCTTGATAAAGTAAGATAAGTCGTTAGACCCTGAGTTTATTACATAGATAGCCTTAATACCACCGATCTGGTCTTTACACGCTTCTAGCCTTCCAGCTGTTACATTGCAACTCATTATAATAGTTTCTTTAAAAACAGTGGTCTAGATATACTGTAACGAATAAAGCCCTCTATTACAAGGGCTCTAATTCAACAAAACAAACAAATGAAAAAAGTAATTTTATAGCCTCGTCTGACTTTCCTGACTTCCTAGAGGCAACCTAGGTACTCTATTCTACGCTTTCACGCTTTTTACCATCGCTAGGTTAATGTGGAGGATATCGGAGTCGAACCGATGACCTCTTGAATGCAAATCAAGTGCTCTAGCCAGCTGAGCTAATCCCCCAAGATACTAAGACTTACACTTTACTATTTCCTTGGATTTCACTCCTTCGGCTTCGGTTGCTTAGTTTGTATTTTAAAGAACGTTTATCGTTTTGTTGGTACAAACATACGAAATATATTTGAGACTACCAAATTATCCACGAAATTTTTTAATGTTTTTTATTACAGCGTCAACTCTAAGCTTGTCAGCTATACCGTTACCTACTGATGTGTACGGCTTCACTAAGCAAGTCGTAGTGATAACTCCGTCTCTTACTATAGCGTAATACATAGTGCCTTGAGACTCACCTCTACTGTTGTGTACAGATGCAACTAACTGCTTACCCTTGCTAGACTGCTTGTCAGCTTCGCTATTGAACTTAGTTAAGCTCATTTGTAGTTGGCCTAACATAAAAGCATAAGACTTCCTAGAGCTTGTCTTAAGGGCTGAGATAGCCTCTAACTTGTCCTTAACTTGTTTCTTGAAGTTGTCCGATATAGACATAGTACCTACTTTAGTGTAGTTAGCTGTAGTAGACTCTACCTTTACGTCTACGCTTGTAAGAGCTTCTAGTCTCTGCTCTATTCTCTCGTTAGTGTGATTCGTTACTGTCATTCTTTTAGATGTTAAAAAATTCTCTTAAATCACTAGGTAATCTTTTATAACTCTTATCAAAGTCTCCGTTGATAAACAAGTGGTAAAACTTCGTTCCGAACTCCCCCTCTAGAACTTCTAGCTTGTAAGTGTCTCTTGAGAACTCTACTTCTATTGTGTTGACTGTTTTCATCTGTTGTTTCATTTTGTTAGTACAAATATACACAAAAAAAGAAAGCCACCAAAATAATTGATGACTTTTTCTTAATTTAGACTCATTCTAAATAAAGAAGGTGCTCCTTCATCTCTAGAATTACCAGCTCCCTCTGTTCAGGTGGTAGCTTGTAGTATACAGTAGAGAATAGTCTATTGCTGACTACGTCTCTCATATCAAAAACATCTTCTCTCATCGTAAAACTCTGTCTATTCTAGTAAGTTGCTTTTTTAACTCTGCTCTAGTAGCTGTTATCTGATTGATACGCTCTAGAATGGCCTCACGTCTATATCTAAGAGACGCTTCTGTCTCTGGAGCTGTGTGAGTAGTGAGCTTATTAAGCATTGACTGTAATTCTCTCATATACTAATATAAAGTTAGTGCCCTAATGGCTATGTAGATGACTACAAACAGACAAACTGCTGTGCCCTCCTTCCTACTCATATTACGTTGAATATTTGTAGAGTATATCCTATTACGCTGGATATGTTAAGTAATACTAAATTCCATTGCTTAGCCTTGTACACTTGAGGTGTAAGCATAGCTATACCTAGAGCCAGTAACACAAAGCCTATTTGATAGCTTACTAGATATGGAGCTACTAGGAGTACGCCAGTACCCATATAAGCTACCTTATCCGTTAAATCTATCTTCTTTTTAACTGTTTTCATCTGGATTAGCTTTTAGGTAGTAATGTACGTATATCTCGTTAACCTTGTCAGTCATCTGCTGCCCTTGTTCATATTCGTGCTTACCTACGTGTCTAGCGTTCCCAGTCTCTATAACTAGGTTGACATAGCTCTTAGTCTTTGTCTTTGATTTACCGTTAGCACCTACACCTCTATAAGTATATGTGTTTACAGTACACTGAGGGTACACCCTTAGAGAGTTGGTGCTCATAGCCCAGCTCTTAGCCTTTTCTATAGTTTTATGACTGTACATCTATCTTGCCGCTTTTATAATGGTTGACAATTACTCCAGTCTTAAGAGTTACAGTTCTGTAGGGCCTTACGTTTATCTTAACAAGTATGTTATTTATCATATCCTTAGGATTGAGTTTCCATAGTGCAATATATCTCACTGTGTTACCTACCTTTAAAACAAGGTAGTCGTCGTATGTTATATGGTAGCTTATGTATTTTTTCATTATAAATCTGTATAAGGGTTAAAAGGTTCTCCGTAGGCTTCTACAGATAGCTCCTCGTGTATCTCTCTACCTTCCTCTGTTAGTACGTAGTCTACCTTACCTCCACCTAACATAAAGTAGTCTATATGTTCAACAGTCTCGTCAAACTCTACTCCAGCTTGCTCTATAAGCCAGTTATAAGCGAAGTGGCCAGTATACTCGTCTATAATGTACGAGCCTCTGTAGTCGCTATTTATGTAGTCCTTAAGGTCGAACACAGTCTCTACCTCATTCTCTGGTAGTGTAGGGTTAAACTTCTGATTGGTGTATGTTACTTTCATTGCTTTGTTATTATGATACAAATATAGGTATTATTTTATAAACACCAAACATTATTCGTTATTTATATTGATTCTAAATAGTTATATCTGTATATAGAGCCCTGAGTTTATGAAGGCTGGACTAAGATTGAACTGTAGTCCTATTAAGTTAGTTAGCCTAACCTTGTAAGTAGCTGTCACTATAGGTATGCGTGAGTTCTTTACCATAGTGCTAGGTAGATATCTACTCATAAGCCTAGCGTTAACCTCATCTAGATAAGCCTTACCGTAGTTGTCAGCAACCCCTAACTGTATAGATAGTTGGCTGGTATTGCTCTCTGATAAGTTAAAACCAAACATCAAGTACTTACTGTAGTCTCCATAGCTGTTCTGCATTATACCCATAGTGAAGTGAAGTCCTCTACTACTCCTAGTTATAAGGAAGCCCTCAGAGCCTCCCTCAGAGCCTAGTCTAGAGTTATCATATAGCGGATTATTAGAGAAGTGCTTAGTGTGTACTGGTGTGTATATATGAGTACCCTCCCAGCTTTGAGCGTTGGCCTGTGTTCCTATCAACATAGCTCCTAGAAATGCTAGTCCTACTAGGAGCGTTGCTATTATACTTTTGATTGTTTCCATTAGATTGACATTTTAAGCTCGTTCATATCAGCCACGTACTTAGTGTACTTAGCTACCCTGTCTAAGTTAGCTAAATCTCCAAAAGATAGCTCTCTGTTTATAACTCTGTTAGCCTCTGCGATTCCTTCGTTTATTTCTGTAATGTTGTACATAACTGTTTGCTTTTGTTGATACAAATATAAGACATATTTATATACTACCAAACTTTTTAGAAACTTTTTTTAAAAAACTTTACCCTTAACCTGTTAACCTATGAAGTACTTACCCTTGTTAGGGTTGGCCAATTGGTAAGAGACAGCGTATCTGAGTGCATCGAGCTGGTGATCAAACCCATTCTGTAGTGGTGTCTCTGCCTTTGTATCACTCCACTGGTAGTTGTTAAGCTCTTTAATGATGTTAGTGCTGTCAGGTGTTACTATAAGCTCATAGTCCTGTAGTAAAGCTATACCGTAGTTTACAGAGCCCTGTCCTTTAATGGTAGGTACTATATTGCAATATCTCTTGAGCTCCGATATGAGCCGAGGTTCTGCTGAATCCCCCACGATTGTATCTCTACCAGCAACCTGACTGAATATAGCTCCTAGCTGGCTTGTATTAAGGTTAGGCTTATTAAGATGCTCCTTTATGTAGATACGCTTATTAGCCTTGTCTATTGACGTAGATAACAAGGTACTTGGATCTGTGGAGTAGCCGAAATCTGCCCCTAGCACATCTATACCCTGACTCTTATACTCACCTATGCTCCAGTTGGTAAAGATAACTCCTTCTGCTTTCTCTCTCCACCCACCCAGTATAGTGTGATTGTATTCACTAGGTCTACGCTCCTTCATAATATCCATTGAGACAAGGAAAGACTCTCCTAAGTTCTCTATATTGTCTAGATAGGTAGTGTGTATATATGTAGTATCCTTCTCAGTCATATTGCTTCCTGAGTTAACTCCAGCCTCCTGAAAGAACCTCTTATATATCCAGTGCTCCTTTGTAGCTGGGTTTAATACTAGGATAACCCTGTT